TCACCAGTACTCTCCTCGATATTACCGACGAACTCTGGGGAACTATCATGATCCACTCGTGCAATTACTGTATTGAATCGAGCTTCAAGTTCTGCATAGTTCTTGAAGTTCTTCTCTTCAATAATCTCATTGAGTGAATACTGAGCATTCCAGATTTCTTCTAACTTAGCTTCATCACCTGCTAGAGGACATACATCTGTAAATTCAGATTTGTCGTAGTTTGGAAAACCTTCTACTTGACGCATCTTCAATTTAAAGTTTGCACCTTCCCATAGATCAAATGGATTGAGTGGAGTTTCATCAGCAAACTCTGGATTCATAACACCAGTAATCTTCTCAAAGATTTTCTTTCCATAACGATATAGAAATACTTTACCTTCGTTCTCTGGATTCATGCTATCCTCTACTACATAGATATTACTGTAGTAACTAAGTTTACGTCTGCGATCTCTAGCTATGTTCTTATCAGAATCAACACCAGAGTTCCACAATGCTGTGTTTGCTTTTGATACAGGATCATCTTTACCAATTGTGGTTAAAGAGTTTTCGATATACCATCCACCGGGACCTTTGAAGCCGTGTGTCCAAATACGAACCCATGGTACATCTTCATTTACTGCAGCTGGAAGAAAACGAATTACTGCGTAACCATTACCAGACTTATCTCGTACTGGTTTCCAGATTCTATCATCTTCGTAGGAAGGTTTCTCTGCTAGTTTAGAGACCTGTTTGGAAAGGGATTCCAAATTAGTCATGCGATTCTTTTTCATTTCTTTAAAACTTGCCATCTTATTACTCCTTATTACGTTATATTATTATATTACTTTGTATCATCATATATTTTTTTTCTAAATCAATCCTCCTTTCACTTGATACATTGTATCAAATATTAAATGGTAATGCAAGGAAAAAAGTTACTTCTTATATTGGAAGCTTCCCAGTTTTTTTTAACATATTGAGGTTCTGGGCCTCAACTTCAATCTTGTCTTTTATAGATTGGTTTAACATCTTTGCCATAGTCTCAGGTTCAATATCAGAGTCATCTGCGTAATATAAAACTGTATCCATATAAGACATTTTTTTATCTTTTACAATCTTTTCAATCATTAAATTCAAATCAATAGTCATATCAGTTATTAGACTCATTATATTCTGGGTTCCTTACCCATACACCATTCTCATCTTGAATCAACATTGGAATAGTATTTGATATTATTGTTGGATGTTTAACTTCTTTTTTGTTCTTTATAGTTATAATCTCACCATTTCGTAAAACTGTTTCAGGAATTGTAATCTTCATAACTTCTCCTTTAGTAAACTGTTTTCACACTATCACATAATCCAAGTTTCTTAGCCTGAGTTGCACTTAACCAAACATCTTCTGCTGGTAATAAAAAATCACGAATCTTTTTCTCAGTAAGTCCTGTACACTTTTTATAATGTGTTAACATTCTTTGTGTAGTTAATTCGTACTCTTTAACTGTTGCAAATAAATCGTGTTCTTTTCCATAAACACCCCACGAATATTGATGAGAAAGTACAGAAGTATTAGGAGTTAAAACCCGTTTACCCTTTTCACCAGCCATGAATATTAATACTGCAGCTGATGCTATACATCCAAGTCCTACTGTATAGATTGGTATTGCACTCCCCTTCATTGTATCAATAACGGCAAAAGCAGAGTTCAAATCACCTCCAGTTGAATTAATAACTAACTGTAAATACTTTGGATATGGTTTTGTTATATTCTTTGATATGATAAAAGATATAACATCTTTACAACTAGTATCAGATATCTCATCCATCAGAAGAAAAATACCACATTCTTCAACTCCTGCAGGAGACTCTGTTTTTTTATCTTTTGTCATTAATTTATTTCCTCTTCGATCAATCATTTAAGTAATCCTTCCAAAAAATATGATCACCAATTTGCAATACCTTAATCATCTTACTATTCCAATAGGGATCGACATCTATTCTGTGATAAAATGTTGCACCATTAAGAAAATCTTCCATGTTCCAATTCTTACCAAAGTGTTTAATAATAACACCAGGTTGTTTTAACATAGCTCGTGAAATAGTTTTCGACACTTTCCATGCTATTCTATCTCTAGGAATGTCCGATAGTCCATCACAATACCAAGAAAACTGACACATATGTTTTTTTATCTTACCATTATTATATCGTCTTGCTTGATGAACAACTTTACATATAGTATTGGGAAATTTCTTACTCTCTACACGATTTATCGTAACAAGTGCGACAGCAATTTGACCCTTAGTCTTTTGATCTCTAGCTTCAAAATAAATATTCTTAGCCAAGCAATCAATTTCATCTTGATATTCATAAGATGTTGGTACATATATTATCCTCTTAAATGCTGTACAAGCCACCAAAATAATACATAACAAAATAAACTTCTTCATATCAATTTGCTAACAAATAAACTATTCCACCCACTATATAAACTACTACTGGATATATAACCAATATTTCAATCATAATTTCACCAAAAATATATAAGTCCCCAAATAATTCCACTTAGTAATAATACATCAGCACAAATAGACCATGTGATATATAACTTAAAAATCAACTTTGAGTGTTTGCTGTTCTTTATTCTTAGAAGGAGGTTCCGCATTTGCATCCTCCTCTATCCCATTACCAGCCACATTTAATAAAAATTCTTTTTCCATTGATTCTATCTTTCTTCTCAATGATCTTTGTATTCTTTCAAACATTACCTTTTTATGATAAGTTGATCTATCTTTTGAATAAGTTTCCCACTTATGTTCTATCACAGCTAGTTGAGATTTCATTCTCACTAATGATAAAGATGTTTCTATAAGTTGATTTTTAGTCCAAGTAGTCATAATATTTATAAAAGAAAAAAAGCAGAGGCCCGAAGACCTCTGCTGTAATCAATTGATGCTTATCCCCAAAACGTATTAAGTTGCTTACGAATTGCATAAACAGTTTTTGCACCACCCGTAATGTCTGCATTTTTGAATGCAGTCTCACCAGTTGCAGGACTCGTATAAATCTGAACCCATCGTGGCAAATCAGTTAACTCACACTCAGCTCGTGTCATCAATCGAGCATTCTTCTGACCAACCTTAGGTTGACCATGTTTTGTGGTCGTGTTAACTTTTTTGGTCTTCTTAGTCATTACTGTCATCATACTGTACATCTCCTTATAAGGAATTAACAAAAATTAATGAAGATAATCTCTTCATTCAATACAACCATTATACCATAATGGTATTCAATATACAAGGTATAAGTTATTTATACAGTAATCTCTTTCTGTATCATATACTGAACCTCATTACACATATCCTCTATCGAACCGTTGTTATAGACAGTCAAATCAATATTACTTGGTTTTAAACCACCCTCACTTGAGTGACTATTCTCAGCAATATCATCTTTATTTCTAACTATATTAATAACAACTCCCCCACGATTACGAATCCAAAAAGCTTCGTTATCAAATCGTACATCCGTAACAACAACTGTTCTGCCAGGGACACTATTAACAAACATCTCAGCATTCTTTACCCAAATATTAACATCAATGCCTCGTCCAACTTCAGTACCAAGTAACTGATAGATTTTCCTTGGGGAGATACCCCAAGGCTCAATCACTTTTTCTTTATTTGCAATCTGTTCATCAGTCAATGCAAACATAATCTTTGCTCCCTCTTTAAGAGGCTTAGCAAAATAGTAATGCAGACAATGGTATTCATCACATAAAAATTTACCAAGTGTATCTTTACCAGCACCAGCTTTACCAGACAACCCAATCAACATTGGTTCACCATCTTTATTTGTTAGACCTAAAATTGGAAACATTCTATTCTCCTTTTACAATATCATAGTTGACTGTATACTCACCAATAATGGTTTTCAAACTTGCATCTTTATACAAAATAGCAGTAACCGACTCAGGACCTAATGGTGGTGATACTAAAAACTTAAACTCATATCCAGTACCACCTATATTATACATCTTATTTTTCTGGATATAATTATCACGCATCATATAATTAGGAAATATCTTATCAGTCAAAGACTTAATAACTAAGTAACCAGACATATCAGATTCTACAAAAAATATAATATTCTTTCCTACTTCAACATTTGTATCTTTAATAGAGAACTTAAACTCAACTGGTTTGAATCTCTTAAAAGTAACATCTAATGTCTCTAGTCTCCCAAACAAATCTTTCTTCAACTTATGATTGAACTGTTTGGATAATTGAAGTAAATCAATCTCAGCTTTCACAATAGCAATGTTATCTTCATCAAGAACAGTTGAACCATTTGTTGTAACTCGACATATACCATTACTATCACTTACAACTCTATTAATAAAGTTAAATGAGTTGCCGTGAAACTTAATGGGTAAATTTGATATCGGATTTCCATTATATGAAATTTTAATAGAAAATGAAATATCTTTACTTGTTGATATTGGTTTATAATTGTCATCTAATTTTTCCACATTAATATTACTAATAATAGACTGAACCTTTTGTTTAAAATCAATTGCTGATGGAATATTACTAGGTAATGCTGGGACCTCTGGGAAACGATTCACACTTTTATATGTTCTTAACAGAGGTAACAACTTAGAGCTCTCATTATAACCATCATAATAATGCACAAGAGATTTTAAAAGTTTACCACTATCATAAAAAGTATTAGCCTGATTCATAATCAAAACAGAACTAGCAGCCAAGTCATCAAGTTGATCTTGTATCATAGACAAAACATCTTGTCGTTTAACTACTGCAAAAGAGTAATAAACTTTCTGCAAGGGATCATACCAGCCATCTTTTATTTGTACACCCTCTAAAAGAAAGTCTGTTTCAGTCTTAACAAACGATTCAACAAAAGATCCATCATTACTATTATAGTCCTTCATCAAAGAATGAATTTTGAATCTAATATTCTTTGTCAATTCAGCTCTTGCTGATTCACTTGCTGAAACAGTATTCTTTTCAGAAAAACCAATACCAACCAGATACTTAGTATTACTGAACTTGAAATGTTCTTTACCAAGTACCCAGTTAGGTGGTTTTGGAGTTTTTTCTGGTTGTGTGACTAGTTTAACTTCTGGAATAGTACCAATCGTTGAACCAGTTGTTACACAACCAGAAAACATTATCAAACAAAACAATAACATTATATAATGCATAATAAAAACTCCTCAAATATTATTCAAAAAACGATTGTTCTTCTATAACATTAGTTGATTCTTTCTGTAACTCTTTATGCAAGGCATCTGCACGTTCTTTGATACCTTCTCGTACTTTAGATGGTAACTGTTTAAATTCTTCAGTTTTCTCTAAGTTTTGTTTGAAGGCATCATAATCTAAACGTGCAAGAGATAACAATTCACGCCTTGCTGGTATCTCAAAATGATCTATAATCATCACACCTCTAAGTGTAGAAGAAACTATAACTTTAACAGCCGATTCAGAGTTCTGCTCTTCAGAGGATGTTTCAAAATTACCAGCAGTCGTATGTGCCTGATAATCTTTTGTTAATGTTTGAGTATAATACTTAAACACTTTTGCAAGATCAGCTCTTGCTCGATCATCTGCTACCTGTCGTTGTAGTGAAAAGTTCTTAATACCTGTTGCAGAACCAACACCATAAAATGCTTTACCCTTAACATCCGTAAATGCACCGCCACCAGTCATAACCCATTTTGGAGGGTTGTACTCTACCATAGCTTTTGGGGGTTCTGGTATTGATGGAATAGAACTACAAGCACTTACCAATAAAACTAAACTTACCATAATAAAATGTTTCATAACTTCTCCTTTCAAAATTTTCGTGGGTGACCATCGCCAGCCGTTGGTGAATCATTTTCATACCAAGAATCAGTACCTTTATTCATACTAGAACAATCTAATCTTACAGTAAAAACTTCATAATTATTTACATGATTTTTTCTTTCAATTATATTAGTATTTCCACATCTTTTACAATAAACTTTATAGTTTTCTAGTTTATAAGCAAATTTTTGTGGAATACTAACCAGTTGAAATTGATTATTCGTTGCATCTTTGTGAGTAATAGGCACATCCATTCTTTCCTGACATGCCTGACAATATACTAAAATAGTATCGTATATCGAAGGCTCCAACTTATCGGGACAATTTGAATCAAACATATTAGTTACCTCAATTAATCATTTAATATACTACTATTATATCAAACAGGGGCGTATATTGCAAGGTAAAACATGAACCACAAACCATTGTTTTATAAAGGATTATACTAATCAATCTGAGCTTTCTGTATTTTACCATGAAAATCTATAGTAACAGTTTTCCATTCAGTACAACTATCAAACATAGTTTGTCCTGCGTCTCTGTGACCATTACCTGTCGATTTTAGACCACCAAAGGGTGAATGCACTTGAGCACCAATACAACTCGTATTAACGTAAAAAAGACCAACTTCAACATCTTTTGCAGCCTGCATCGCAAAATTAATATCACTAGTATAGATAGCTGCACTCAATCCATAACACGTATTATTGATTTGCCAGATTGCTTCATTTGGATTTGTGAAAGTAGTCATAGCAACTACAGGTCCGAAGATTTCTTCTTGCATTAATGGATCATTAATATCAACACTATCAAAAATAGTTGGTTCAAAAAAGTATCCATTAGGAAGATTTATATTAACAAACCCACCACAAACCAAATTCGTTCCTCTCTCTAATGCTTCTACAACAAACTTCTCTACTTTCTTCAAAGCTTTCTCATTAATAAGAGGTCCTACATCAACACCATTATCAAGACCATTACCAAGTGTTAACAATTTTGTTTTTTCTACTAACTTTACTATAAACTCTTCTTTAACATCTTCATGAACAAATACTCTTGAACATGCGGTACATCTTTGTCCGGCTGTTCCAAACGCACCAAAAACAATTCCTTCGACTGCAAGATCAAGATCAGCATCTTTATCTACAATGATACCATTCTTACCACCCATCTCTAATGAATATTGTTTACCATGTTCAGCACATGCGGTTGCAATCACTTTACCTGTTGTTGTCGAACCTGTAAAAGATATCATGTTAACATCTTTATTATAAACAAGTGGTAATCCTGCTGTTGGGCCATAACCAGTTACAACATTAAATACACCAGCTGGTAGACCTGCTTCAATAAAAGCTTCTGTCAACTTAATAACAGACCACGAAGTATCTTCTGCTGGTTTAATAACCATTGTATTACCTGCAACCAATGCTGGGAATGTTTTCCATGATGGGATTGCCATTGGAAAATTCCAAGGAGTAATTGCACCAATAACTCCAATTGGTTGTCTAATGGTCATTATCATTTGATCTTTTAATTCAGAAGGATTTGTTTCACCAGATAAACGTCTACCCTCACCGGCTGCATAATATGCCATATCTATTGCTTCTTGAACATCACCTCTAGTTTCAGCAAGAATCTTACCCATCTCTTGGGTCATACCTTTAGCAATACATTCTTTATCACGTTCAAGAATCTGTGCTGCTCTAAAAAGAATCTCTGCACGTTTAGGTGCAGGAGTATTCTTCCACATCTTAAATGCATCTTTAGCAAAACCAACAGCTAAATCCACATCTTCTTGACTACTATCCTGAAACTCACCAACAAATTCCCTAAAATCTGCAGGATTATAAGATTTGAATGTTCTAGCCTGTGAACATTCCATCCACATACCACCAATGTAGTTTTTGTAAATCATATCATCACTCCTTTATATAACAACCAAAAGGTGCATCACAATCAACGTAAACATAATTAAGTTTGCCGTCTGATTTTCCCTTAACAGTTTTGTCTATAGCATATGATGTAAACTTAATTCCACCACCAACACAAATATCTTTTGTTCCATTTGTATCAACCTGACATTCTTCTAACGATGAATAATGATTTTTCTCTACATAAGGTCCATCTTCAAACCAAGCAGGTTGTGCAATATAGCTTCCCCAAACGACACTCAAAATTGCTATGATACCAGACATAATAAATCTCCTTTAATAATAATATTTAAATAACTTCCACTCTCCCTATCATGCTCCTCTAGTAATTGCAACTATTTTGTTAATTTGTTTCTGAACAATAGTTGTTCTATTGGGCCACTTAATATATTCATTCTCTGGATTCTTCATCAAGTTATGTAACAGAGGCAATACTAGTTTTTCTAATTTCTTCATCTGATCTTTATAAACCTCTTCTAGTTCTGCTTTTCTTTTTTCAAAAAGAACCTCGTATGATGAATCATCTTCTCTCAACTTAAGCAACTTATCAATCTTAGTTTCCAATGCACCAGTTTCTTGTTGAGTTGCTTTTGCTACTTTCTCTTGTACAGCTGTCTCAAACTCTTGTACTTCATCCTCATCTACTGTTGTAAATCCGAAATCATAATTTAATTCTATATCATCTATACTGTCTAAATCAAAATCTCCTGCCATTTTGTTTCTCCTATAAGGGTTGATGTGACATACTGGCTACATGTGGATTTGTTTTCATAATATCCAGTAACTTCCCCAACCACTCGTCCGCATCTTTTGCTGGTTTCTTGAACACTTGTACATCAAATGATTCCACACAAGCAATTAAGATAACAATTTGTTCTACCTCTAATCCTGTCATTTCTTCAAAGGCTTGTTTGTAGAAAAATGTCTGCATATAATAATTATCGATCCACGATTCTTTTTTTGGTTTACGTGATGTCTTGAAATCTATTATACTCAATTTTCCATTATAATCTGCAATACAATCACAAGTTCCTGCAACACGTAATGAATCAGAAAATAATGGAATTTCTAATCCTACTATATTATTTAAGTTACTAAGTAAAAAACGTAGACGATTGAATGTATCTACAATCTTCTTGTCCTCATTCTCTAATTTAATAATATAATTAGACAAGTAAAACTCAGCCAGTTGATGAACTGAAGTCCCGATATGTGCAGACTCTTTAGAAATACGTTTGGCCTCTTTCTCACCAACTTTTTCTTTCCAAGCTTTAAGACCTAAATTTTCTTGTTGAGATAATACTGATGTTATACTTGGATAATGATTACCATCAGGGGTCAAATAATATCTAATACCATTTTTTTCTACACGTTCTGGGATTTCAAAATCACCAACATCATTTCTATGTATAAACTTCTTCATTTATTATTACTCATTTTATCAAGCAACTGACCCATCCGAATACAAACAATTTTCAATATGGGTATCAATGCTTTTGGGTTATGTTCCATAAACAATGCAGCCTCATGTTCTTTAATAACACGAAGTGTACAATCAGTTACAGCTTTAACTGAAGCACTTCTCGGTATATGCTGTAACCAACCAAGTTCGCCAAAGATTTCATTTTTACCAAGTATAGCAAGTACTTCATCATTCTTTGTTACTTCACATTGACCACTTTCTATTATATATGCATCACGATCAGTATTGCCTTCCTTGAGAACTAATTGTCCTTTCTTGAAATATTTTATCATGATGTAATTATATCAAAATAAAGTTAATAATACAAGGAAAACCTTCTGGTATCTATATCAAGGATAACAGGTAAATAGATCCCAGGAGTATCCCTATCCATAGTATTAACATTAATGCTGTCTTCATGTTATGTTCTCTCCATTTACAATAACTGATGATTCAAATAAACTCTCTCTTACATCACCAATTACTTTAGAACCACTCATCACACTAAGGGCCACATTACGATCTTTTGGTTTAACAATGACCATCATCCCAATTCCCATATTAAATGTTGTATACATTTCTTGATGGGAGAAACATGTTTCGATGTCTGTAAAAACTTCCTGTGTAACCTCATGCTTAATATTATAAGTTAAATTCTTATGTGGTATTCTCTCCAAATTTCTAAATCCACCACCAGTAATATTAATGATAGCAGAAGGTCTAATTCTTGTCATCAATGAGTTAATATCATTACAATAAATTTTGGTTGGAAGTAAGATACTTTCACCCATGGCAATATTATCATTACGATATTCTAGTCTATCATATAATGCTGTCCAACCATTTGCATGAAGTCCATTAGATTCTAAACCAATAATAACATCACCATCTTCAACTCTACTACCATCTACAATAAAACTATCATTTGGAATAATACCATAAGCTGAACCAGAGATGTGAAATTTAGTTTCAGTCAATACTTCTGTTTCACCACCAGAAAGAATAACAAAATTATCATTACAAGATTTGATTATACCATCAATAACCTCAGGAACAATATGAGCATGATCTTTATCTGTTGTAATGTGATTTTGGAATCCAACAGGATTTGCACCAACACATAACAAATCATTAATGTTCATAGCAAAACAATCAACTCCTATAATATCACATGATGAATGGTTTATTATATGTTCTACTTTACTACCAACACCATCTGTTGTTGATGCAAGATATTGTCCATTATGAATGTCAATAATACTTGCAAAATAATTTGGTGTTCCAACCGATTGAAAAAAACTAGAACTATTTGAAAATGAATTAACATTTATTCTATCCACGACACTTTGTGTAATTTCATCTAACATTATAAAAACTCCTTTTATTTTGTTTTACTCATAGCAGCTAGAGGATTCTCTAATGCTTTTGTAATCTTCCTATCAATTTTTTTCTCTAAAGTCTCAATCTGAGAATCAACTTTAGTCAACTTATCATCCCATCTTTTTCCTGTTGATGTAATCAGTTCACGAATATCTTTATTAGTAGATGTAATCAACTGTCTTATCTCACTCTCAGCAGTTCTCATAGCTTGTCGAGTTTCCAAACCATCTGATCTTGATCGTTTATCTATTGCAGAGATTTGATCCATAACTTCCCCGACATCTCCCTTGATATCTGTCCGAATATCTCTTGCAGTTTCTTGAGCATCAGATACAAGTTCTTTTAATGCACCAAGTTCAGTATTAATTGTAGTTCGTTGTTCTTTAATTAATGTTTTCATAACTTCTATGCGTTTATCAAATCCAGATAAATCAGGTGCCACATACTTAGATATCTTTGCCTCCATATCTTCGTATCTTTTGAACAATTCAAACCCACCCCATAATCCACCACCCATAGTTCCTAACAACGAAATTATAATGAAAAGCTTACCACCTGTTGCTTTTATTCCTCCGTATTCAACTTGCATTTTACGTCACCGAGAATGATTCGCCACATCCACAAGTAGATGTTGCCATAGGATTTGAAAATTTAAATCCAGTACCACCAAGACCACCTGAATAATCAAGTTCCATTCCCTTGAGATAAATGATAGCTTTTCTATCTATTATTATATCAAAGGTATCATATGGTATAACAGTATCATCATCACTTTTCTTTTCTTGTTCCTCTGCTTCACATACATATGACATCCCAGAACATCCTCCACCTTTTACTGCTAGACGAAGATGAAATCCTGTTGGTAAACTTTCTCTTATATGTCGATGAGCTGGATTTGTTAAATATATTATATCTTCTGTCATAGATTTGCGTTCTTTCTATCAGGGTTTCTAAAGAGTGAAGTCATATTTGTTAAATCATCCAATACTGGAAAATCACTATCAGGATGTAGAGTGACTGCTCTTGCTAATAACACTTCTTCCGTCTCAACTATATCTTCATCTGGAATACAACAATCTACGGGACAGACTTCTTGACAAGCTTCTTCTCCATGAAAACCTACACATTCTGTACACAACTCTGGATCAATATAATAGAAATCAAGGTTTTCACCTGAGCCATCATCTATTGCATCGTTGGGGCATTCTGGTTCACAAACACCACAATTGATACATTCATCAGTTATTATTGTTGCCATATTCAATTACTCCTTTTTAAATTTTCGATTTTTAATCTTCATTAGTGTTCCTTCTTTACAATATTGACATCTACCAAGTTTGTCTGACCCACATTCTGTTAGTAGACAAATAATAATTTTATTACATTTTATATTATTGCATTTAAAAGTAAATACATATGGAGGACCTTTCAGCATGCTAAAGGCCTTTTAGCAGGTGGTGGGATTCCAAACCGTTTCTGCCACGTGTAGAAGGGTCCTCCATCATTTCATATATTATTTCCTTCTTTCAGCCATTTGTTGTTCATAAGTAAGACCACCAAACGGATGTATTTGTTGAGTTTGTGACGGGGTATCAGCATAGGCATTAGTAGGTATAACCACAGCCTCTGGAAATACATTCTGTCGTATTGCACGTTCTATCCCTGATAGTGTTGCCCCTGCTGATGAAGGACAACTACCACATGCTCCTTGATATGAAATAATAACTTCATTACCTCTAACCAAGTCTAATTCCAAATCTCCCCCATCTCCTTGAAGTGCTGGCCTAATTGCTTTATCAAATAGGGCATCAATAGCTTCGTATTTTTCAACGTCCGACATTACATTATCCATTTTAGTTTCTCCAAATTTTGGAAATGGTTTATTATTACCATCTGGTACAAGAACTGGTTTGTGAGTATATCCAACAGGATTGCCCATAGAGTCTTTAATCATATCTTTGCCAGCTTTGCCTTTTTCCTATCTGCCTTTTCTTTTGCTTCAATCTCATCTAGGTATGCTTTTGCTCGATCTGAAAAATGTTCTTCAAAACCATAGTTCTTCTTCTCCATATCAAATGCATCCTGCATTACATCAGGAGTAGGAATTGAATACTCAATATTGCATGATGTATAAGCTTGAACATAAGTAGAACCAAATTCTCTTGCTATGAGTATTGCTCGTCTAGTGGTTCTAACTACTCGTGCAGGGTTAGTAGGAACAACTCTAGCGATATAGTCCAATTTAGCAACTTTGGCCAATCCCATCATATCCATTTTTTCATCTATCTTACCTCTAGGAGACATCTTCATTACTTGTCCCTGTTGAGTCATACCACTTTCCTGTCCACCAGTATTTCCATAAGTTTCATTATCTAACATAATAGTTGCAAACTTTTCGTGTCGAAACCAACTATGCATAAGACCTTGAAAACCAATATCAACTAATCCACCATCACCACACATTACAATAACGTCTTTCTTTTGATCTGGAAATCTTAATTCTAAACCTCTCTTCAAACCAGATGCAACAGCATTCGTATCACCATAGTTACCATAGATGAATGGAACATTACCTTGTGATATTGCTAGTCTACCACATCCTGCTGTTCCAACAAAAATGGTATGCTCTGGTTGTGGTAATGCAAGAAACACAAGTCTAATAAATAAAGTCATCGCACATCCTGCACACATAGGATGCTCTTCTATTAACTCCTTGAATTTACCCATGTCCGCAACTTTTTTCTTTTTACCGTATTGACCATGTTCAATTAAATCACGATATTCAATAGGCAAATGTTTAAAAAATCCAGGTGCTGGTTTTACAGTATCTAAGGACATTAGGCCACCGCCTTTGAAGGATTCTTAAAATTTATACTTTTCGCAAGTTCTTTTGCAGCTTTCTTCCTTTCTTTCTTATCTGCTTTCAATCTATCTATAACAACTTGTGCTGCATCTGTTATATATTGTCGTTGCACAAATCGTCCACCAATTTGTTCTGAATCTTTCATCTCATCTAATCCTTCCATAGATTGTTTACCAATCTCAAGAATACATGGAGTATAGAGTTGAACAAATGTAGGTCCGACTTCTCTTGCAATCATCACAGCATTCTGAATAACTTCTTCTACTCTGTTTGGTTTACTTACAGTTAACATAACTGCATATGCACACCCAGCTTCTCTTGCAATCTCAACCAATCTTACTTTTTCAAACTGTTTGCCCATAGGTGCCATCTTTGCAACGAAACCTTTTTGCATCAAACCAGATTCTTGTCCACCTGTATTTGCATAGAGTTCATTATCAAAACAAATAGTAGTAAACTTTTCTTGACGAAACCAAGATTGCATGGTCATATCTAAACCAATATCAACCGTCGCACCATCCCCTGCTAAAACTATAACATCCTTTTCAACATCAGGAAATCGTTTCTTCAATGTTCGTTTTAATCCAGATGCAATTGCATTTTGATTACCAAACAATGAATGAATATTTTGAACAGCTACATGTGGAAACACTAAACTAGTACAACCTGTAGAACCAACAAACACGGTATCTTCAGGTGCAGGTATTGATGCAAGAATATATCGAAACGCAATAGACTCTGGACATCCTGCACATAATGAATGTTGTTCGATTAATTCTTTAGACGAACCAATATCTTTCCAACCTCTATCCTGTTTACCATAAGTTGCACTTTCAACTAACTCATGATATTCAGGAGGCATAATACTTGCAAATTCTTCACACAATTCAATCTTTGCTTTGCTCATTTTTTTTCTCCTTTAAACCCATCTATAAAGACTGCTGTTCTGTGACCAATAACTTTTTTAATTTCATCTCTAATAACCTCAGAGGGCATAGTCATTCCACCTGCAACATGAGGTCCTGCATAAACCCTCTCGTTATTAGGAAGTATAGCTTTTACCTCTCTTGCCATCCATCCAGCAATGTTAAACTCTGGAACAAATATATGGTCTGCATTTGCTGTTGCTTCTCTAATTTCTTCAGTTGGAAATGGTCTAATAGTTTTAATCTTAACCAAACCAACCTCAATACCTTCCTGTTCTAACAATCGTATTGCTTCTCTGCTTTGTGAAACAGCCGTTCCTGATGTAACAATTAATATTTTTCTATCAGTATTAATCTTATCTATCAAACCACCAAGTAATCCTATAGTATGTTTTCGTGACCGTTCAACTGCAGCTTTAACCTCTTGTTGCCAAGATGCATGAGTAGCATAACTTATGTAATTAGATTTCATAACAAACGGATCACGCATCATTCTTATTGGTGCTGATTCCATATCCATACAAGTAACAGGTGATTTATAAGGATCATATTGTGTTAACGTCAAATTTTCACTTGGTAACTCAACAGTATCTTTTGTATGTGTTACAAAGAATCCATCACAAACAGTTGCTATTGGAACATGAACATCTGGTTGCTCAGCAACAATAAAACCTTTCAATATAAAATCAAATAAATCTTGTGCTGTCTCAGCATGCCATATCAACATACCAGTTTCTAACAGATAATGTATTTCTAATGTGTCTGGTTGAATACTTAACGGAGAGTTAATACCTCTACAAGTTACACAAACTTGAATTGGTAATCGTGACCCTGCCCACATTGGAAAGTTTTCCATTGCTCTAAGAGTTCCGGGACCTGCTGTAGTAGTAAACACTCTATGCCCACCAAAAGATGCACCGGCACATTGTCCCATTACTGCAAATTCACTTTCACCTCTAAAGTATTCGTCCAAGTATCCTTCTGCATATAATTCACCAATCAATGCAGCTGCTTCACTCTGTGGTGTAATTGGATATGCAACAGATGTTCCAACACTTGCTCGTCTAATAGCTTCTTTGATAACTTCACTACCCGTAAAGAAAACAGGTTTTTGTTCTGAATCATAAAACATATCATTTATATCAGTATAAGTTTGACCCTTCGCATTTACTTTTCCAAGATTTTCGTGAGTCGATCTTATAATCTTTTTTATTTTTTCTTTTTCGGCTTGTGCGTTAGTCATACGATCCCCTTTAATATTGAGAGTTTATCATATCATCCATTGAACGATCCGATCCCAAATTAAATATACTACCAAGAGGATCTTCGTAAGAAGGTGACACATATTCTACACTAGTATCATAAAATGCAACATCAGGAACAAATGCTTCTTGATATGAACTAAAACCTGCATTACCCATAATACCCATCAATGCTAATTTTGTTCCGTCTGTATCTCCACCGGCCATCTGAACTGCTTGTAAAACTCTTGTGACTATTACTTGTACTGCTTTTGATTTTGCAACTTTAGTTTCTTTTGAATCTTCTTTTTCTTCGGATTCTGATTCAGATTCTTGTTCTTCTACAGCTGATTCTACTTCAGCAACTGCTGTTTTTACTTCTGCTACTTGTTCTGGTTGACTTGAACTTGATGCCATTCCCGTATTAATTTGTATTTTTTCTATCTTACCTGTAACAGTAGGAACCGACATTGTTACTACACCAGCACTAACACTAACAGGTATATTAATATTAGTAACACCTGAAGGTGATGACACATTAACTTGCATTGTAGTATCCATTGTATTATCCATTGTATTATCCATTATAGATGTATCAAGTATATCATTAACAGCATTAGCTACTAAATCTAATACAGTATCTTGTACTGTATTATTGATCAATTCATAAGTCGCAGTCAACCCGATATTATTTGTTTGGGGACCTCTATATCCACCAGTTAAACTAGTACCCTCAAGAATCAATCCAAATGTTGCAAGAGAGTATGCCAATGTATTCTCTGGAACAATCAATTGACTAGTTATAGTTTCATATGACTGACCAGCAGATGTGGTAAAATTTTGTGTGTCTGAATATGTAGTCGTTCCATCTGTTACTTTAATTTGTACTGTAAATGCATCACCACCTACATAATTTCTATCTCTCAATCCAATAGAACTATCCATCGTAAAACCTTGAAGCATTTGAGCCTCAGTCATAAATGTACTAATATCATTTGTAATATTAAATTTCTTACCATGACTGTCCCAATAAACTATATCGTCATCACTACCACCATCTGACCATATATCTGTTCGTGGGTCATAACCACAAGACCCACCAGTTCTTGCACATTCATGTGTTGCTCCTGCATCTTTCTCTGTTACATCTTCAGTTGTTTTTGTTTCTGCAAATGCATTAGTAGATAATAAAAGTATAAGTAATAGTTGTAACATTATATTTTCTCTACCTCTGCTGCATCTATTACAGCAAAACTTGTCATACCAGCAGCTTCTGCATTACTCCACATTTTCTCTGCCTTATCAGGATCACTAGATCGTATGAGTTTTGAGTTTGTTATCTTGAAATCATGTATTAGTATCTCGTTATGATTATGACCCATTATATCATTATACGAAATATCATTCTGCATTGCTTTAATAAGAGAACTATTGATTATCTTCTTAGCTTCTTGATGATAAAACTTAATAAACTCCTTTTTAGTCTTACCATCTTTATCATGTATCCAATTACCTACATCATGCGTAAACATTGATTTAGTTCCATTCGATAGTATATCAAAATGTTTTATTATCTTTGGGAATATCTTTTGACCAAATTGAAATATTCTTGCATTGAGTCTTGATGATACATTACCATTAGGTGATAACCATCTGATACCATTTCTATCTGTCCTAGTATTCACATCATTCTCAAATTCAACAGAACTCTTACCATCTAGTTTGACTAATATTTCACCATCATTAAGTAGTCCTTTAGCAACACCCTTTGAACCTTTAGTGAAGCCAGAGACATCTACACGTTTACCTTGTAATCGTGCAAGTTTTTTCAATCCCTTGATAGTGGTAACATGATATACATTTTTTACATCCACTTCAAATTCTTTAAGAATAGCTGGTGATAGTGGTAAATAACCATCAGCCATAAACTGCCACTCTTTATTACGATATCTTACATTAACGTATTCTAAAAATGAAATCATACTGTTCCTTTTGATTTAAAAATTGGGCAACTCCATACACCACTAAGGGTGCATTGGTGTATGGAGTCTCCGCTGGATGGACTAGGAATGCCTCACCAGCTTTTTAAAAGTTATCATCATCCCAACTACCTGCATTGTACTCGTTTGTTTTGAAAGAATCTAATTCTTTTACTGCTTCTTTATTCTTGTCTCTTTCTCGCCATTCGTGATAGTCTGGTCTACGTTTTGGTTCTTTCTCCCATATTTGTTTTGCAGCTTCTCCAATCTTTCCATCTATAGGACATGGAGTACCTGCCATTTCCATAGCTTTAAAAACTCTGACATCTTGACATAATAAACTAACTGAAGCCACCTTCATCCCCATTCCATAAAGTGATCTAGCAAGTTTTAATCTTTCACAATTTAAGTCTTCAATTGTCTTACCAAAAGAAAGACCAAACCATGCAGATTGAGCTGCACCACTAATCCCTGTTACACATACGTCCTGATTATTTATAACTATGGTAGGAGAGACAGCTGTGCTTGGTGTTCGGTCAACTGTTGTTGTTCCTGTAACAGTTGAACTGCTGACTGTATTACTATCTGCTCCATATAATAATGTAGGTATCATCAAAAACATAACAAGGGGAAGTATATAATATCTCACCCCGTTGCTCCTTATTTAGTAAAAAAATGTACCCTTCTTTTGAATAACCCTCTTCTCTGTTATAATATAATCCATCTTTATATCATGACTCTTCAATCCCAATCTCCATTTTCTTGTTATCACTTGAAAATCATATCCAACAGCAATCACAATTGTCTTCTTTGGCAACCTACAAAGAAATCTATCATAATAACCTTGACCTCTACCATATCTTGCAAGTTTTTCATCAAACACCACACCTGGGACAATGACTAAATCTACTTCAATAATATTATCCTCTGGTTCTTTTGTTGGATGATAAATAATTTTATTTGACTTAGAAGCTTCATTGATTATTTTTTCTGTAGAAACTTCATTACCAACACTCTTGTATATATTTATATTTCCTGTCTGCTTCCATTCATCTATATCCAGTAAATTATTATATATTCTTGTAGAAAGATCAACACAATCTTGTAATAACATACGATTACGTTTGTACATCATCACACTTCTAAACATCATTTTAATTGGTGACATATTACTCAGGTCTTTGTGTTAGAATCAATTTTAAAGTTTCTTCTTTACCACCTCGTAAAACTATCAATTCGATAGTAGTACCAGGTTTTGACTTAGCAATCATTGGTGCAAAGTTTTTATGTGTAACAACTACTCCATCCAGTTTTTGAATAATATCATTTTTTTTCAATATATTATAAGCTGAACCATTATTCAAAACATCGTTAATAATAACATTACGTCCAAATTGTAAATTGTTACTTTCGGTTTCTTCCATATCTAACAAACGATAACGAATCCCCATGTAACTCCATTTTATTTTATTACCACCCTCTAATCGTTTTATGATATTCTGTGCATACTGACCGTCAATAGCAAATCCTAGTCCAACACTACCAGTATCAACACCTGATGATGGTGATAATATTAAAGTGTTAATACCAATAACACCTCCATCTGCATCAAACAACGGACCTCCAGAGTTACCACGATTCATCGCTGCATCTGTTTGAACATATGGAACAAATGGAGGAGAAGCATCTGGAACAATCCTGCCAATAGCAGAAACGATCCCAAAAGACACACTAAAGTCCATGCCAATAGGCGAACCAATAATGATTGCATGACTTCCAAGTTTCGCCTTATCACCCCAAGTAATTGCTGGAAATTTTTTATTTTCATTATTAACAATCTTTAAAATAGCTATATCTGATAGTTTATCATAATTAAAAATCTTTGCTTTATAAACAGAATCATTACTAAAAAGAACACGAAGCATAGCATTTGGTTTACCTATACTATTTGCTACGACATGATAATTGGTAATAACTGTACCATCTTCTTTGATAACAAAACCAGTACCAGATTGAAATTCATTATTGTTTGGTCGTGGTAATGTTGGTGCTGCACCCGGATTATTAAATCTTTGACGAGGTGGCAAGTTTCTTGAAGTATGTGATTCAGAAACAATTGTTACTACAGAAGGCATCACCTGTTCTATAATCGTATAAGGTGTCCTAATCCGATAACCAACTTGATGTTCAATAACTCTACTTGCGGCCGCACCTCCAACTGTGCTTAAAGCGGTAACAGTAGTTATAGAACCACAACTATTAAATATTAAAATACTACCAATAACAATTAAAATACTGATACTTTTTTGTAACAATTTAATCTCCTAATCTCTTAACTCTATCGTATTACCTGGGTTGTTCTTTTGTATATTTCTAATAACCTCATTATATCCAGCTGGAACTTTTTTTACTCCAAGAGAAACTGGATCACATATATCTGCACCAGAAATTAACCTCTGTACGTGTCCAGCTTTCTTACAAGAAGGACATGGTTGTTTTAAAGGAACATCAATATTTGCTAATGTTTGAAAATCTTCAAACTCGTGAGAACATTTTTCACATTCAAATTCATAGTATGGCATTAAATACTTTCTCCTAATGGAATTTCAAATTGTGCCAATCGATTCTTCCATTTCCAAAACGATTGACCATGATCCGATCTATACAATTGCATCCATTGCCATTGATGAACCATCTCATGTGCTAGTGTAAACAAAAACTCATTCTTATTGATAAACCGATCTGCTATAGATAAAATAGCATAGATTTTTCCACCATGTTCTAATGGAATATGTTCTGCATGACATCCCTTCTTTTGTATAATCTCAATGTCATAGAATGGATAAATCTTATTATTAAATATTTCCTCATTCAGTATATTAAACCATCTTGTAATCAAATGTTTGGTTGGAAAAAATGATTTTAAATATCTAGTATTACCAATTCTATTTTCTTTATAAGCTCTACACATGTTTGTTTCATAGTTACGGATTTCTTGTGTGACCGGATTTTCTACTGAAACATACATATATATCTCCTATACCTGATAACGATTAGGTCTGCCTCCATTAGAGCGTTTTGCATAAACAGTAGGACCCGACTCGTTTCTTTCTGGTGCAGAAATATCTGCTTTAAAATCTCTAATCACATCATACTCACAAGTTAATGTAGTACCAAAAAAGTTACCTTCATATTTTTCTCCATCCCAATTCAATTTAAAATGATGATCTTCTTCATCAACTAAATCTACCTTGATATACTTTTCTTTGAAAGCTTCAACTACTAATGCTTGGTTATCATATAATTTCTTTCTACCAGATTTCACACTAACATTAGTTTTTAAACTTTCACCATCTGTTGTAACACCTATTGCCATTTTTATACTCCTTCTTTATACATACCTGGGAAGACTTCTAACACTAATTTAGATGTTAGACCTTTTACCTTAGTTTTCTTTTTCAACATTTGCATATACAAAGATGCTTCTGATGGATGTAAACTTTCCAACACCTGAACTAAAATTTGTTTAAGTCTTATTAGTTTTACACCTTTTGCTTTTGGATGATCTTTTACAAAAAGAGAACACTTTGGTATTTCAATATACAAAGAATTTGCTTCTTCTCCTTCTGGTGTGATATCATCTTCTGCATAATCTGGTGTTTCTGTTATTGCCCATTTAATTTTTGGATCAAATAATCCTCTTAAAAAATGTTGAAGAACTGGAATACTTTTATACTGTTCCAATATTTTTATTTTTGCTTGTTTAGATCTAGCTGAATCAACTTTGGCAAGTATTTCACCAATCATCAATGTTTCATTATCTGGCATTAAAAATCTCCTATATTATCAATTAATAATTTTAACTTATGTTTAATAAAATAATTTAACAACCCACTACGTTTTGCTGGTACTTGTTTATTATATGAGTCTAATATAGCAAGAACAATTGTAGGTGGAATATAATCAAAATCAATTACTTCTTGGTTTCGATTCCATCCATCTAACATCCCGTTGTTACAAAAATCCTCAGGTTTTTGTTGTAACCAATTTAAAACTTTCTTTTTTGAAATTGGTTTTTGCCTTACTCCAGAAACAATACAATCACCAGCTGATAAGATATTTGGAATACCATCTCCCTTATCACCACGAATAATGTGTTCTTTCAAATAAGCATCTGCATCAATTCCCTTTATCATCTTCTGCTTCATAGGTGAGAACTGTCTAACTGTCTTATATTTATACAACTGATTGAAGTCTTTATCACTAGAAACAACTAAACAAGGTTCTTTTATATGCTTTGCAAGCACTCCTATCACATCATCTCCCTCAGCATGTGGTATTCTTATCACTTTATATGGAAAGAATGTCTGTAACTCTTCTATTATCTTGTTAATGGTATCAAATAATGCAGACCAATCAACACCTTCTTTTGCTGACTGTTTTGCTCTCTGTATTTTCCTATGAGCCTTGTAGTATGGAAATGCAACTTTCCTCCAACTAGAATCACAATCTGTACAGATAACCATCTCACCATACTTACCACTATATTTTTTACGATAAGACCTAATACTATTCAACACTAGATGACGGATAAAATCCTCCGAAAATCTTTGCTCATTTGGTATTTTAGCTGATACCATTATACTGCCTATAATTATGTTACTGAAATCAAGTAAAATCATGTCAAAGTACCCCGTTATCTTGATATTGTAATATTTCTAATTTAATAATAGAATCCATACGAAACGATCTCCACTCACCTTTATTAATATCCCAAACTGGTAAAACCTCTTCATTCTCTTTACGTTTATTTGGATCTGTTGGAGGAATCATATGTTCCTGTAAAGTACAATCCATTACTCGTTCTTCTCCATTTACTTTCGTAAACTTAATTCTCATAGCCTTCTTTCTTAAGCTCTTAATCAAAGTTTCTCTATTCATTAATATACCCTCTCCACTCTAGTTACAAAATTATTCGATGCAAGTAACACATCAACTAACATATCATTCTCAATATGACCAAATACAGCATCCACAGAAAAGTGATAAAGTTTTTTCTTTGATACAACCTGTCCATTCTTTTCTGTTAATTTTTTAACAACACCTCTAGTTATTTTTTGTGTGGTGTCTCCTGCTAAATCATCATTACCCTTATTCATTTAACCTCCTCCTCATCCTCTGGATGTAAAGATGGTATCTCTATACCAACAACAAATTCCTCAACAGAAAATTCATCTTCAAAAGTTTTCGCAACATAATCTTTTGTTTCACTAACCAGTTTTTTTGTTTCAGCTAAGTTATGTATAATAATTTTTATGTTTTGTTTATTCTGAAACATCAAAGAACATAACATAAATACAAGAAAAATAATAATAATATTTTTATACATTAGAATACCCCCAATAATATAGTTTGAGCATTAATCCTGCCCGTTAGTTGACTTTCTTTAGTTGTCATGTTTTGCAACACATTCTTCAAAGATCGTTTCTTCAAAATGCTTACTGCCTCTTGTGGTTTTCTTGCCGTCTTCTCGACCGACTCTGATTCATCAAAATGTTGTATTGTACAACCTTTAACAGAGAAACCTCTTATTGTATTAACTGCCTTATAAACACCTAACTTATTGTTCTTTGTATTAAATACCCACAGCTCATTTGCACCAATTATCTTCTCTGGATTAATACTAACTAATTTGAGATCAGAAAATTCTTGTTGATACTTTAACTTGTTAATAAGTCTTGAAGCTGATAATGTTTTCTTCTTGCGTGGTTTTCGTTGTGCTGTAGAGTTCTTTATTATACGTTCCAAATCATCTACAATAACTCCATAAAAATCCATCAACATTTTTTGATGTTTTGGTCTAAGACTGCTCCACGCCTCTATGTAATATTCATCTTCCTGATTATACAGATCAACCAACTCATTAAAACAATCAACATAAAAAGGTCTCATCTTTCGTGCGTGAGCTGCTTTACATCCAAGTTCTAACAGATGATTATATACATCATATTTCATCTTATAACCACTATCTATATAATCATCAACTCGTTCCTCAATTGATGAAATATAGTCTTCCACTTTACTATGTAATCGATCCTGTATAGAAACAATTGGTTTTGTGGATTTTTCTTCTACCTCAACAAATGATTCATCTACTACAGAAGGATCTATTTTTACACCATTAACCATTTTGACTGCTCTAGTCACACCATCATTACATTTCATAATCTCGTAAATCATAAAAACATCCTCCCAATTCCAAAAATTGCTATTGCTATTACTACTACATTCAATACAATTAAACTAACACTACTTCTCATATATCCATTAATGATATGTAATGATGAACCAACTATCTGCACAAGAAATACCGTGAGAATAGAAACTGTATCACCATACCAAGCCATCATCAACATAATACTAATAAAACATAAAGAACCGATTGTTTCACAAAATAATCGAAAACGATTATTCTTCCAATCATCAATAAGCCATTTCTTCATTTCAATTGACCGAGTATGTACATATATAATCAGTTCCCTTTGCTCTAAATTCTGGAAATTGTACTAGTTCCATTAGTTCTTCTTCTGACTCCATATTTTCACCAATTTCTTGTGAAAAGGTTTCTTTATTTATTCTATCCATCTCATTATAATAACACTCCTCATCTCTTTCTGGATCACCAGATTCATTTATAGAATCCAACCAGATTTCAAATTCATGTTCATCTAAATCCTCATCGTCAAACATCTCATCAAATATACTCATTATAAGCTCCTTTTTTTTGGTAAATTACTATTCTTATCATTCTTTTCACAATTACCTTCATAATTAATATTGCTCTTATTTGCTAAACGAAAAAATGATACACCTACATCAAAAACTTTTTTCATCTCAACACAATGTTTAGCCTCATCAAAAGACAATTTAAATTCGTGTTTTGCTGGTTCTCCGTTTTCCAGAAAAACCGTTAATACTACATACAGAATATAATTCATATGGTTTCCTTTCTCATTTATAGTACTATTATAGCAAACTATAGTATCAAACACAAGGAAAAAGGTATAAGGTAAGTTGTTGGTTCTAATAGGATTACATCGTTATCATGTAAGGCCTTGTAAAATAAGGACTTATAAACCCTTTGTATGTAAGGGTTTATTAGGAGCTACTGTTAATAGTCCATTTATATCTAATTTCATCTTTATAACATTCAAAAAAATAGTCCATTTCACAGAACCAATACTTTTTATATTTTACACCATATGGTAAAGGAAATAACTGATCCCCCAAATGCTGCGGATTAAAAAGTACAAACTGTCCCTTTCTGGTTATCTTAATAAATAACAACCATACATCTTCGTTACAAGTTACATCATGCTCTACTTGTTCTATCCACGAATCTAAAAGAGCAATACTATTCATCAACACCAATTGATGAAATGGAAAATCAGCATAATTTTTACACTCAGCTAAGAAATATGGATAGTGTTCAGGTGAAATGATATCACCACGTGATAACTTTATCTGCTCATCCGAAAGTGTTTCTTTTCTGAATTGATTTGAACCACCGATGAAAGCTCCAGAGCCAGGAACCCTAATAAAAGATTCACCATATAGTTTAGATAGAAACAGGCAAACATCTCGTTCCCAGCTCTTACCTTTTGTTTTTGATTTACTACTCATAGATGAAAACCATGATCTTCTTCATCATCACAATATTCATCCTCTTCATCAACATCTCTGATATAAACAGGTGATGCACAAAAAGGGCAAAACTTTGGAATCATGTCTTCCTCACACTCCATACAAAAAGTATGACCACATTCAGCACATCCAAATCTTTTCTCTACATCGTCATCGAATTCCTCATCCGTTTCTTCATCCATATTAATTCTCCGATTGTAAATCTACGACCTCACACTTATCCCCTGTACATGCAAATTCTTGCGAACCTCGTGTGTGGTCTTCTTGTTCATATTTAGATAGTTCGTCCCAGTCGATTGTTGCAGGCATCTTCTTCAACATTTCCTCATATTCTTCTTCACTACAATCCTGATAAGGTGCCTGTTGGTAAGAATGATCTATATGTGGTAAAAAAGAAATCCCAGAAATCATATCAAAGTTTTTATAAACCCATGCACCAACATCAAGCCACTCTTCATTTTTAACTGTTATAGTAACAGACGGCTTGTGTTCACACCAATGCTCCTGATACAATTTCCAAAAGTTTAATTGTTCAATAGCTGTTCTATCATTTCTACACAATGCAGCTTTAGAAGTTTTAATTGGAAAAGAAAACACCCATGTATGTTCTGGTTTAGTTACATCTGATTCATGTGGAATACCTTTCTTTACCATAAACTCACATAAAGGGTCTTTCTTATCTCCTCTTACAGTTCTAATATAATAAGGTGCATGTCTTGCGTGGATACCAGAAGATGCATCAACCAATTGTGAAACTGTTCCTGAAGGTTTAACACAAGTAATAGCTGCAGCTGGATTAATACCAAGTTGTTTTGCACTCACTTTGTTTGTTGCAACAGCAATAGCTTTAAGGGACTCTAACAAAGCTGGTAATCCCTTTTCATTTGTTCCATAATGAGTACCATTAGTATATTCATTATCCATAATACCAGTTAATGATACACCAAGCAATGCTTCTTCCTCACAATTCTTTTTCCAAGTTTTAGATAAGTAACGAAAATTAGTTAAAGAAGCCTGCCATGTTCCTAGTATAGATGCAAGTCGAACTTTCTCTTTAAGTGTTGCTGGTGTATCTTTTGGACGAACCACCACCTCAGTTAAATTACAAAACTCTGCATCTCTCAAGATAATTTCTGAACAAGGATTAGTTCCAAAATTATGATTAGCATCTCTTCTATCACCAAGTTTCTCTACTTGTTTTTTTGCTGCTAAGCGATTAAAGATTCCACGTTCTCCTGATTTAGATTCAATCAACGACATCCATTCTTTAAGAAATATACTTACATCTGGTTTCTCTGTATAAACTACAGAGTTATTAGATAATGATCTTTGGGTTTCATTCAACCACCATTGACCAGACTTTGCTTTTCTCATTCGTTCATCTGTAAGATTTGAAAGAGAAATCAAAGCAGACCTACGAACACCACCAACCACAACTATCTCTGCTATCTTACACATTAAATCGTGACACTCAATAGATGATAGTTTTCTCCCAATTGCAGCCTTGAATGTTGATATCGTAAAACGAAAAAGATTATCCAATGGTAAAGGGCCTGATGCTCTTCCACCAAAAGTTTTCAATCGTTCACCAGCTTTACGAATCTTAGACATATCCCACTTTGGAATCTGTCCTGCATATAACATTGAAATCAATTCTTTGTATGCCTTTGCCCAACCTATCTTAGAATCAGAAACAACAATAGTTGTATCTGTATCAAAAAGTTCATCTGCTACCAATGGAAGTTTTTCAACCTCTCTACGTTCTACAGAAAAACCAACACCAGTTCCACACATCAAAATAAAAAGACATTCATCAAATGCTCTCTTTTCATTTACAGCTAAATATGCACAATTATATCCTGCAACATTATCTCTATGTAATGCTTCACCAGCAGTCATCAATGCCCTCATTGATGGCATAATGTTTAACTTTAATACTGCATCTTCTAATTCTTTTCTATCTTTTTTTGCCTTAGTTCCGAGATGTTCTTCAAAAAAATCAAAGTATCTTTTTACTGTTTCTGCCCATGATTCACGTTTGTGTTTGTCTTCTTGCCATCTAGCATATCTGCTTTGATGTATGAACTGCTGATACGTTGTTGGTAACATTTATTTTAATTTCTCCTCTAATTCTTTCCATTCTCGGTTACTCATACCAAAGTTATTATCGTCATTTTTCAATTTAGAAATATAACTTGTTATGTTATGTATAAATCCAGAAGATGACTGCATCTCTGGAAACTTCTTAAATGCATATTGTAATACGTCTACTTCCATTCTACTAAGTGATACACTATTTAGACTGTAGTCTTCAAAGGCTTCAGTAGCTATTGGAACCTCTGGTTTAACCATCTCAAACATTACTTTAGCATAGTCTCTTATCTCTTGTTGTGCATGACTATCCATTCTCAAACGGCAAAAATGAAAAAAGTTGTGCAAGTCAATCTTCCAGTAACATTCTGTATAGTTCGATACTGGTAAAACTGTTCTTGCCAACTCTCTTGATAATCCCAACCCACCCCATGTTGCTGATTCCGTACCAATCAAAAACTTATATGCTATTAAAGATTTAGTAATTGCACCTTTTATTTTTTGTTTGTAACTGCTCTTCCATACATCTGAAAACTCACCATCTCTCCCTTGTTTATTAGTTTGAGATTGTGGTTTTAAGTACTCGTCACTAGGTTCATAACAATCATCTGTCATTATCGAATACCTTCCAGAGTATTCATTGAGTGATGCTGTTCTATGTCTGACCAACTGCCTCATAATAAAGATAGGAAGTTTAAGATGAAACTTTACCTCAACCATTTCAAGTGGTGAAGTATGTTTGTGTCTCACTAAATAACGAATTAGATTCCTATTGTCATTTGCAGTCCGGGTTCCTTTTCCGTACGAAACCCGAGCTGCATCAGCAATACAGTTATCATTACCCATTACATCAATTAGTCTTACAAATCCATGCTCATGTATTTGTTTCTCTTTTGGCTCCATTATAATCATCTCCGAATAATACTATTCTCATATCTTCAAAAGCTTTTTGTTTATACTCTGCTTCACTAGTTATTGCGTCTTGTCTTATTTCTCCGTAATGGTTAATCAAATCTGTTAAATAATATTTGGTTTGTTCTTCCGTTAAAAGCATCTTATCCTCCTAACACCGTTTCCATTGAGAAAGTTGAAAATCTGCTTGCAAACCTGAATATGTATTATTATCTATAATAGATATAATATCATCTACTGTTTTTCCACTCATAATCATTTCGTTAATATCCTTCTCATATACACCATCAGGCCAAATGCAAACACTATATCCATTTGCTATTACCTTCTTTAATGCATCGATAATCTGTTTGTTCCTCCTTTCATTATCTAATACAATAATATTACTGAGTTTTAATTCTTTAAAATTCAAACCAGCTGATGCTATACAGTTTGGTAAAAATAAACTATCAAGAGGTCCTTCTACACAATAGTTTTTTTTATTGTAATCAATACGTTCTTGACCATAAATTAAATTCTCTACTCCTTTCATTTTTATTGTTATATATTTTGATTGTTCTTTTGGATCAAAAGAACGACCCTGATAACCAATCACATTTTTACTCTTATCAAAAAATGGTATAACCAATCTAGGTGAATCATATTTTAATGAGCTAAACTTGTTTGGTATAACAGTATTTGTCCATTTCTTAAATTCGTTACATAAGTACAGATATCTAAAATGTTTTTCTGGTATTAATCTTTTTTGTAAATATTGTCGTGCTGGATGTTCTTTCGCAAGAGATGATATTGGTATCATACCTTCCAACACATTATTAAATTCAGGAACAAAATTAAATTTTGGTAATACTTTTATATCATTTTTATTTTTTCCTGCGTCCTCTTTATAATTTTCTGTTATATAATCTCTATGTAATGTTGGATTAATTTGTTCTAAAAACTTATTGAAGCTTGTACCAACATTACAATTATGACATCTATAAAAATATTTATTCCTCCGTTCATAGATAAATCCACGACACTTGTTCTTATGCTTCTCTGAATCACCACATATAGGACATCTAAAATTCCACAAATTGTTGGTTTTCTGTTTAAATCTTTCGAGAATGCTCGAACACAAATTTATATATTTTACGTCTATCCAGGTGGTGCTGCTCATGAAACACATCTCTCCTTATAAAATTTTCCAAATTTTGTACTCAATATATCTTTCCAATCTACCGACTCCTGTGTAACATATCCTTCTTTTGGTAGTTTACCATCCAAAAACAATTCAACCATAGATAATACACCACATGCTGTCGTGTATTCGATTGCTGTGTATGATCTTCCTTGTATGAGTTCTGGTTTAAATATTTTATAATAGATATTAGTAGTATAATTTATATTAGATGCATTATAACCACTTGATGATACAAAAATTATAACTTCATCTTTTGTTGTTGTTGGGATGTATTTTTTAAATATGTCTGTTAATAAATCTTGTGGTATTTTAAGATCATTAAAAAGAAAATCCACATATTGATGATGACCCACTCTACGAAGTGTTTTATAATCTGCATTAACACCAGCATGAAAATTATCAGAAAGTGTGGATGCAAAAGAACCAATACCACCAGACGTATGAAAAGCTTCATAGTCTGTACCATCAATATTTAGTATTTCATAACCAGATAAAGCATCTACTTCTTCATAAGAACCATTACGAATCACTTGACATTTACCCATATATTCATTAACTAATCCATCACCACTCCACGATGAATGATACTTTAATTTGTTTGTTGAGAATTGTGATAGGGCTCCAACACGAATTTTAATTTCATGTAGATCAGAAAAGTTTTTTGATAGATTGTTTGCTATTACTGTGGATATACCCGGAGCCAATCCACAATGAGGCATTGTGAATGGTATTGTGTTTGGATTCTGTTGATTACGATTGTGAATGGCTTCATCTAATGCATCATCCTCAGAAAGATCAAAATAGGGAACTCTATGTTCATAACAAGCATAATATAAATCTATATTTAAATGAAATGGTAATGCATTAATGATGAGAGTTTTATCATGTACAAAAGCAGAGAACTGAGCAATACCATTATCAATTCCACTCAACTTAACATAATCACGTTCTGCAATAGAACTAGAAAGAAATGTTGAATGAGTAATATCAGCTATGGAGATTTTATAACCAGAACCTTCACCAACCAATAAACTATAGATGGCAGTTCCAATTCTTCCTGCTCCAACGATTCCAATGTGTATATCTTGATTTTCCATAATATAATTATACCAAAGTTAAAGATTAAATACAAGGAAGAACTAGCTACAACAAACTAAGTCCGGGACCTTTTACACCCGGTACAAAATAACCAATCATACATCCAAATACCACCAAACCACCCCAAACTGCCCACTTCCATCTTTCTATCTTACGAATCCTACAATCTAGGATATCAAATTTCAATGAAATCTTTTTACGAACATTTTCGTGAAATTCTAAATCTATTTTTTGATGTGAATCTATTCTTTCGTGTGTTTCTTTAAGATCATTAACTCGTTCACTATTCTTTGTTGTAAAATGTTCTTTAACAAACATACATTCCTTTTCCAGCTCATCAACAACATATGTTAAATGTTCAATATCTTTTTGTAAGGAAACTATTTGTTTTTCTGATTCTCTGGATTGACTATCGGACATTTACTTATTTTCCCTACAGTCCTCTAACTGTTTCACCATAGAATTTTCTGCATTAAAACGATCTTTAATCCATCTAGGTGTAACTTCATAATTACCATTAGGTAACTTAGTCATCTGAGCTTCACCAACTATTCTAACAGTAGGTCTTTCATAGGCATTACTATTAGCACAACCAACAAACAACAATAGAGATATTCCAATCAATATATTTTTCATTTGATTTTCTCCCAACCCTTTTTCAAATATCCAGCTAACTTATCTTTCTCTATGCGTATTACACCATCACCATCATCAGACAGTTTGACAAGGATAAGATCATCAGATTTTTCTCTCTTGATCTCTTTGGTCATTATCCTGATAGATTTACTGGTATTACTTCCAGAGTGACTACTCTCTTTCTCTCTCTTGATAATATCCTTTAACGTCTTGTCTTCTGTAAAACTTTTAAAGTTTTTCATATTATTCCTTTCGACCAGTATTACCACCACGAGCTCGATCAGCTAGATACTCAAACATAGAATCAATACCTTCTACATCTGCATCTACCAATGAATTATCCATTTCTTTTTTTCGTGCTTTGAATTCCTCAAAGCTTGCTTTATCAGAATTTTTTTCAATCTTATCCATAATCTTTAAACCAAGTTTTAGTGAACTTCCAATTATTGATCCGATCATGACTCTCCTCCCATATCGTATTTCTTTAAGTATAACATATGACCTGTCTTGTCGTGCTGTACAATTATAGATTTATTAGGATTCTTCTTTGCATATCCATAAATCCTTTTACCTGCATCAGAATCTACATCAACATATTTACTCCACCTTTCGTGTTTCTTTTTTCCAAACTTACAATCATTATATGAAGAATCATTAACATTAAACACATCAACTCCTGCAAATTGACTATCAGGTGTAATATTTGGTGCAACTGCATCCACACTTTCTTCCATTAATGCGTTAATAGCATCGACATC